CAATGCTGAGTACGATCTTACCTTCTAAAGTGAGTCTAAGTCCCTCATCTCTGAATGCCTCCCAAAACCTCGTAGATCCGCATAGGCAAACTACTAGTGGGCACTTTGTCTCGTGCACTTATATTTCTCCTGAGTGTTCTACTGCCTGGATGTGGTTGCTGAGTGAGCGTACTGCGTCACTTACTGGCTCGAAGCTAACTGGTAGTACGTCACTAAAGTCAAAGGTAAGCTGCTCGGTGTCGGTTTGGTTAGAAGTGAGTGATACACCCGTCAGGCGCTTGGCACGGGTAATGCCCTCAAAACTAATAAGTACCTTGTCACCCATTGAGTAATCACGTCCGTAGCACAGTTGGTTGGTTTGTATAGGTGCGAACTTGAAGTTCTCTTGTGCACCTAGTTCAATCAGTACCTTCTGTGCTGTAGTAGCTAATGACTCGTGTGACTCATTAACTCGGTTGTCACGCACAAACTCGATGTTGTTCCACGGGCTGGCTGCAATGGCTGCCTCATTACGGATGAGCCAGGTAAGACGATCTGAGTTCATACCTAACCCGGTGGCAACAATTACGGTGGCCTCTTCAGTAGCACTCAGTGTGTAGTTGATGTTACTGAGGTTACCAAATTGCAGACCAAAGGTTACTGGTGGGTTAGTGATGGTGAGATCCCTACCCAGCATTGGGTGACCAGTGACGAACAGGAAGCTAGGTGGATTCAAGCTGGTGAGTAACACCTTGAAGTCAATCTGTCGTGGTATGACTCCAACTGGGTCGGCTGCTAAGTTGACTGAGCTATTGGCAATCTCCTGTACCACGTCGAGTAGGTTACGCCAAGCTATCTCACCAGCCCACAGTGGAGCTTCACTGGTATCTGGTTCAGTAGTCCAGGTAGGTATACTACCGAAAGTTAGGCGTGATACGTTGTCAGCTAGCTCACCTATGTTCTCCCGCACGTATGCCTTGATAACATCATCCGCAGGTACACCTACGTAATGGCCATCAATCATCGCTGAGTACCCCTTCTTGGTGTAGGGAGTCTCAGCCGCATAGAGTATCACTCGTCGGTGTAGCAAGTCTTCCATGCTACGACCGTAGCTGGTAAATATCTGGTTACCTTGCTCAGTGACCTGGTGTTGTGGAGTACGGTGGAACCCAATGTACTCTTGGTACCAATCAAGGCCACGTGCAAGGTCACTTCGTAGTACTTCTACAAAGCAATCCTTGGTAAAGGCACGCCACTGGTTATGACGTGCCTTGTCAAGTTGCAATACATGCGTGTCAAAATCATTCAACCGATGCTGCACTTGTAGTGATTGGTAATCCTCAATCACTGTAAGTGGTGTGCCATCCGGTGCGTAAACTCTAACTTGCAGACGTACTGCCATTTGGCACCTCATCTATAATGTCGGCTGGACCCACTGAATAGTATTCCCCAGTGCCTATACGTCGTTCGTTTGCATTATCCGCAAACTCATGTGCTACATTCTCATCGTAAGCAGCACACTCTACACGAATAGTTTTACCATAGTGACACAGCACTACGTAGACAATCATTCTTTCTCCCCACGTAGGTAACGCTCGAAGATCCTTGCGATGATAAGCGTCTCTTCTGCTACCATTTTTACTTGAGCACTACTAAGAGGTGGTCCCGCTCTAATTATACAGCTTTCAATCCTTGTAGCTTCCTGTAAAGCTAACCCACGGTAGACTTCACTTGCATCGGCCATCAGTGCCCCCTCTCCTGGTATGCTAAGTAATGGGCTAGCGCGTCTTCCTCGTGAATCACGAATGGTACTTTACGATCCAGTAACATCTTATGAGCTATCTGCTGATAGGCGTACCGCTCCTGGGGTGAGTGGATGAATAACTGCTTGTCGTGCAGGTACGCAATAGCACGCACTCCACCTACTATCTCAATCGTCCAGAGTCCGTATTTGCTCATCATGCCACTGGTGGCAAACCTCTCGATGACTATGACATCGAACCGTTGGCACATTCCCCATACTTCCTCTGGATCGGTGCTGGTACAGGTAGCTATCTCTCCCCCGATGCACACGGCTATGCCAGTAGTGCCTCCGGGGTCTATTGCTAGGACATTAGTACCCGAAATCATTATCGTTCCACCCAAAAAACTTCTTACCTAACCAGGAAACTAACATACAAAGCCCAATAGTTCCAATTAAGGTAGACGACATAATACATATAGTAAGAGCAATAGATTTTAGTATTAGTTCGTCCATGTTACCTCCAGATATTGAACACCAAACTGTATGGCAGAGTTGCAGTCGTCAAACCAAATATCTATGTGCGAACCAATAACTCCTGAGCCAGTATCCTCAGCTACGTAGTACCCGTTAAATCCCTCGATGTACACGATGCTCCCTAGTGGTATGACGCGAGGATCTACTGCAATGGTGCCTCGGCTGGTGTAGGTACCAGTTCTGGTGTAGCCTTGCAAGCAGTAGGCTGTGGCTTTCACGGTGAGTGTCGTGGATAAGATTGTTACCAGGGCTGCACTAAGTAGTGCTTGCTTAACCCTCAAGTGACTTCCTCCTAGCAATCTCGCGCTCTACGTACCACTTAGCTTTCTCTAGATCTTCTATGTCACTAGTGCCATCCTTGCTACCTGCACGCCAGAGGTACTTGATGGCATTACCTAAGCAGAAGTTCATATGCTCGGTGATTTGAATACACTCTATTCCACTTGGGTGTGACGTGTAGTGGCTTGGGTGATTGACTGGGTTGTGTCTGTTAGGATCTAGGGCATTTATCATAGCCGCGTCGGTGCTGTGAATTGGACAGTAGTGTCTATGTTGACGGTCCTGTCCAGAAACTATTACACGCCAGTCTTTTGTACCATTAGTTCCAGATTGTGCTTTAGCTTCGCACTCTAAATAGTCACAGTGCCACCAATCACTGCCATCTAGGTGTTCTACCCGTGTCATCGCTTCCACTCCTTTACATCGTACAGGTTAGGGCCAACTTTGGGTTCTACCTTCACGCAGGGTAAGTCATCTATGTGCTGTGACTCCATCACGCTGCACACGTAGTCAATGCTTTCTTCCAGGCGATCACGGCGTAGGTTGGTGACGAGTGAGTCATGCACTCCCCATAGTATCCTCCCACCCAGGACGGTACGAAAGTAAGGGTCGTTGTGCAGGTGAAGCAGTGCGCTGAGGGTGTAATCGTTGGCGATTGATTGCCCCTTGTAGTTCACTGCTTGGCGGTCTTGGCGACTGTCTAGCATCAAGTGGAACCTACGCTTACGTCCGTAAGGAGTGCGTAGGTAGCCTTCACGCTTGGCCTCTTCTACACATTGAAGGGTGTAATCGTAGTAGTCATGGTACTCGTCGAAGAAGTTATTGATGTGCTCCTGGGCTTGCCTTACGGTACCACCAATACCCTTCTTGGGGTTCGATAACTCTTTGGCACTGATCCAGTAGATGACGGAGAAGTTTACCTTCTTACCTAACTGACGGGCAATCTTCCACTCTTCAGTGGTTGTGGTGAGTGGGTCTACGTGTAGCACGTTCCTAGTAGTAGCCCCGTGGATGTCACCAGCTTCGAGTGCATGGCGCATGTTATCATCGTGGGATAACCCCATTGCCATCCACATCTCGATCTGGTTGTAGTCGAACTCTGCAATGACGTGCTCTGGTGAGTCAGGTATAAAGATTCTCCGTAGCTCAGCAAATTCACCTACCGTGTAGGCTTGCGGCAAGGTCTGCAAGGGTGGATCTATGTAGGCCAGTCGTCCACTGGTGGTGCCGTGGATAAGAGTACTGGTATGCATCCTACCATCAATCTTAATCTGTCGTACCGCTGGTACTAAGTAATGATTGATGATGTGCTCTAGCCTGGCGTGATCCAGGTAGGCATCAATCCACGGGTGGTCTAAGTCTTCAATCACCGTGCGAGCAGTGCTAGGTGCTTGCTCGTGCTCTAGGCCCAGCAGTGTGTAGATGAACTGGCTCTTTTGCTTAGGTGAGTTAAGGTTGATGGTACCAGGGAAGCCATACTCCTGAGCTAACTCTTGTAAGTGCTCCTCACCCTGCTGGTAACGTGGCCCCCACTTGAGAATCAGGTCTTGCAAGTAACGAGTATCTACGGGCTGGCCTTCATAGTTGATGTCAGCGAAGGCACGGCTGAGTGGCATGAGTCGGTTCTCGTATAAGTCGTAGACATCCTCGTCAATCAGTTTAGGCACATAGATAATTGGTAGTCTGACTGTGTAAGCAACATCGTGTGCATTGTAGCGGTGCAGCACGCTGGGATCAAGCTGGGCAGGATGAGTACCACGCTCGCCTTTCTCTCGTTCCTTATAGAACTCTGCTCCACACCACTCATCTGCCTGGGGACCAAGGCCATGAATGCCAGCAAATGAATCCGTTGCTTCATCACGCCCACCCCTTTCATCTAGTGCATACGACATCATCATGGTGTCATGTACGATGGGTAAGTTGGTGTTGAGGTAGTGTCGTAGGCCATTCTTGTCGAAGGGTCCATTCTGGTAGGTCCACCATACGTCCTGGGGCCAGTCGTCAGCACACAAGCCTTGCAGTGCAGTGGGAGTTAGTACCCACACCACTTCGGATTGTGTAGTAGGGTCAATATAACCAACACCAACGCATAGCAACTTATCACTGAAAATATCAATAATATTGACAAAACGATTGTCAGTTTCGATGTCCAGTGACACGTAGGTGTTACGAGGAAGGGAAGATAGGTAGGCTCGTGCTGCGGTGGGATCATCAATCACCTCGTAGTGTACATCTTTTATACTACCATCTTGTGGCCATCGTAGGATGTGCTGTATTTTCGAGAAGTCTCGGATGACGTGGTACAGGATGCTTACATCACCCTGTACTGCACCGATGGGTTGCATGGTGAGCATCACGTAGCACTTGCGTTTAGTATCGAAGACGGGGACTCCCCGTGCACGGCTTACCTTCATTCCCGTCATGTACTCACAGGCTTCAGCACCTAGAGTGATGATGAGCTTGGGGCGCAGGGCGGCAATCTCTCGCTCGAACCTGGCTACGCACTCCGGGTGATCTGGTAGAGTGCTGGTGGCCTTCTTAGCCTTACCAGTCTTAGTACGTCCTGGTAGCGGTGGCTTAAAGTACTGGCACAGAATGTTAGTACAGTACACTCGGTCACGAGACCAGCCAGTGTACTCTAGGAGTGCATCCATTAGTGAGCCATTAGGTCCAGTAAATGGCTTGCGAGTACGCATCTCATCCGAGCCAGGCATGATACCAACAATCATCACTCCATCAGTAAGATTGCCTGAGCCCTGGATACCACCAACACAGCAAGGGAGTCCTACACAGTTAGAGAGTGCCTTTGCTCGTATCGGTGATAAATCCCCTAGTAGTAGGAGGCTCGAATCGTTCATGCTTGCACTCATCCTCTAGTTGATTGAGGTACACGATGCACTCACGGCAGGTAAGTTGGCTACACACAGGACAGGGCCAAGCATCACGCACTGACTTACACCACTGACAGCGGGGCCAATCTCTCATTTACTACTCATGTTATTAGGTGTACACAACAGTGATAGATGCAATTTCACGCTCTAAGTCATTTAGGAGCCACAATGCCTTTTCAATAGCATCGCACGTATCATGTGCCAACACGACGCTGTTCCGTACATCACCTGACTCAAGCACTATAACCACCGTATACCTAACCATACTAACCTCCTATCAACCAACACGCTCTAGTTCGCCATCTATTACTGCGTGCACTTGCTCACGAGTAAGGTAACCAGATCGTTCTAGGGACTTGATGATGGTAGCACGGATATACGCACTGTTGGTCATCTTCAGGTCTCTTGCACAGAGGCCGAGTGCGTTGTGCACGTGGGGTTCCACTTTAAGGCTAATTTTCTGAGTGCGCGTGGCCATTACGTCTCTCCTGTATCGACCATAGTTTTGTACCTTTCACTGGGTCAACCTCGTTGTCAATATCGTACTGGGCTCGTAGTGCCTCAGTTAGTGTACTGAGCCTACGAGCTAACTCCATTGCATTACGATACTGACGCTTGAAGGCTACTGGGTCGGATGAGTGTGACTCAAGTACCGTCCACAACATACCAGGGTTGATGAAGGTACCAACCGTCTTGTGGTGCTTGGTGATGTACTTGTCAAGTGCAGCCTCCAATAAGTCATCATCCTGTAGTGCAAAACTTTTCTGACTACCATTTACACGCTCTATTACTTGCTTGAAGGTTTCACCAACCCCCAGGGCTGATGCAATCCAATAGCCTGTAGTGGCAAAGTCTTGAATACGAGTATGGGGTACCTCGGCTGGGTTAGGTAGTGGATGAGCTAGCACACACTGTAAGTCAGCTATGATGGCATTCCAAATCCTTCCACGCAGTGATAGGATGTTACCAAATATCTGTCGTTCATCTACAAACTCCGCATCAGGTCTTCGCTTCAAGTTGACAATCATCATACGATCAGCAATGTCACCACGACCAAACCTGGGCTCGTGTGCACTGATGGCGATGAGGGCTTGACGCTTCAAGGTGAAGGTCTCGTTGTTAGTAAACAGGGCTCTGCGCTCGATGTCAGACGTACCAGCAGCACCAGCTAAAGCATTGAGCAACCAGGTAGCTACGGGGCCATCCTGGTTGTCCAGTGCTACGAGTGGGTTGTTACCTACTGACTGATCGAATTCCTTGGGATCGTTAGGAATGAGTACATCCTTGGCATCACCGTAGAGTAGCTTGTACACCT